GGGAAGGTCAGCTCGATGCCATAGCGCGCCGCATGCCAACCGGCCCAGTAGCGCAGGGCGCTGGTGTAGCTGCGGGTGGTGTTCTCGGCGGCGGCTTCGGCCAGCAACTCGCGCAACGCATCGGCGGCCTGCTCCGCCAGCTGCAGGGGCAGTGCCAGCTGGGGGACGGTCTGGACGAGGTCGGCGTTGGTGGAGTTTTGTTTCATAGTATGTAATGTACACTACGATTATATAGGTTTACCCGCGATAATCATCACTTATCGCCAGTACGGAATCAACGGGGCAGGGTGCCCATACAGGAGGCAATTCTATGGCTCGCGGCATCACGGAATCCGACGTCCACACAGCTGCTGACGAACTGGTCGCCAGCGGCGAGCGACCAACGGTAGAGCGCATCCGCGGCCACCTTGGTACGGGGTCACCGAACACGGTGACGCGCTGGCTGGAGACTTGGTGGAAGAATCTAGGCACTCGCCTGCAGCCGGAGCGACCAGATCTGAAGGACGCTCCCGCCGTTCTTGCGGAGATCGCCGGGCAGTGGTGGGCGCTGGCCCTACAGCATGCTCGAGAGGCGGCCCTGGTAGATCTGGCCGAGGCCAGGCGGGAGCTCTCAGCTGAGCGCGAAGAGCACCACCGTCAGCAGGAGGAGTTAGAAAAACAGGCGAGCGAGATCCGCTCTCTTTCAGAGGCAGCCGATCTTTCGGAGAAGCTTGCCACTGCACGTGCGACAGAACTTCAGAGACTAGTGGAGCAACTCCATGCCCAGATCGGCGAGCTGAAGCAACAACTGAAATCTAGTCATCAGCGTGTGGAACTGCTGGAGGCAGCGCGGGATTCACTCGAAGCTAGGGTGCAGGAAATCCAGGAGTTGGCGAGATCTGAGCGAGAATCGCTTGGCCAGTACGTCAGATCTGCCGAGGATCGAGCGCTACGCGACGTGGATCAGGCCCGGCAAGAAGTTAGACTGCTGCAAGCGCAGCTTGCTGCGACGGTAAAGAAACACGCCGGCGTTGAGGCGGACCTCCGGCATGCCGTGGAGCGAGCGCAAGCCGCAGCCAGTTCGGCAACCGCTGAGGCGGACAACCAGCGCGGAAGGAGCGCCGCGCTTGAGGAGCAACTTGCGAGGCTCCAAAGTCTGCCCGCCGAATTCGAGGCAGCGCTTCGGCGAAATCAGCAAGCTCAAAAATCTCCTAAGAAAGCTTCAAAACGAGCTAAGAAGGCCACGCCCAAGGCACCATAGGCTCACGTGAGTGTCTTCCGCCTCGCGGCAGCGCCGATTGCGGCGCGTACTTCAGTGATCACTTGGTCGTGCGGAATCGTCGGCCTACTGTCAGCCAGGGCGCGCTCGACCTTTGCCTGGAACCACTGAGTGTGGCTCTTTGCCTTTTCAGCAACGTCCTCAGCAGAGCCAAATTCGGGGGGGCGGGCATTGGGCTTGTCCATTGTCAGAGCGTACCCCAATTTCTTCGGGGTGCCTTATAGGCACTCGGAACTATGGAGAAGGCGCCTGGCCGAACGCTCTTATGCGGCCACTCTGTTTCCCCTAGATGCTGTCATCTGAGCAACAAAAACCTCAATGAAATCAATGGCTGGCAGGGTTAAGGGTAAAAATGACAACAATTAGGAAAGCCGACAAGCGGATCAGGCCCGTGTAGTACTGGCCGAGGTTTAACATAATATACATTATGCGAAATCGGATCAGGGCCCGTCTGATGCGGTTCACCGGGTCTGCATGGCGCTGGATTCGCCTGTGGATCGACTCTTGCTTCCCTGCCCGCACACCGGGCAAGGATGAGCTAGAGGCATGACGGCGATAGATACGCACGACCGCATCGAACTAACCGGCCCTTGGGCCGGTTTCGGTTTTCAGGGTGGGCACATGTTCACCCCGGAGGGCCATCACCTTGAACCGTGCGATATGACTTGGTGGTCGCTGACCTGCAATATCGCCCGGGAATGGCGGCTGATGATGGACCACGCTCGAGCTCGAGCACCTGGTCAACCTGCAGGAGAGACGCCCGGAAAGCCTACTGCCGCAAGGGTTTCAAAAGTCGACTTTCGAGCTCGAGGCCAGGTCATCTATCTGGCCGACGTGATCGCCTCAAGGCGCAGGGCGGCGGCGGTCGTAGTCGCGGAGGCTGCGCTTGGCCCAGAACAGAGTCCGGACGGTCTTGACGATGCCGACCAGCAGCAGCGCCACGAGAACCCAGCCAGCCGCGGTCATCAGATTGTCGATGCTCATGAAAGGTCCCAAGGCGGCCAGCAGCGCAAGATGGCCAACATAGTAGCCGTAGAACGCCCAGCGGGTGCGCGGCACGCTTACCGGTACGTATCCGACCAGCATGACCGGCAGTGCCAGCAACGCCCAGCCGTTGCCGTTGTAGAGGCACAGGAGGCCTATGGCGAGCAGCTTCCCCACGACTGCGGCCGGGGGAGC